AGTGGTTCGCAGATGAAAACAAGTATATTTTATCAACTAGCGAGAATGATACTTTCTAAAGACAGTCATCTCCATATCAAGATCGGTATGGATCGGCAAACGTTAGCAGCAAAGCTAGACGAAGGGGTGTTGACGTTTGAGGAGTGTTGTCGTTTCGTGAAGGAGGCGCGAGACGAGCGGTTGTTGCGACACATGATGGAGCAACTGGGGATGACCGCAACTCGAAGAAACGTACATTGACAGGAGCGTGCAGGCAGGAAAAAGAAGAAAAAATTACGAAAAATGCGGTCTTTTTCGCATTTTTCCTTATTTTATCTTTAAAGATTAAAAGAAATACTGTTAGAAGTAATTAATAATGTTTAACAGTATTTAATGTTAAACAGAAACAGTGTTGAATGTTATAAACAGTTTATAATAACTAACATTCTTTAATGTTAAACATTAAGACAAACCCCCCTTCCGGGGTGTTTTCAAGGGTATCATGGAAAAAAAAGCGTGTCAAATCTTTTTTTCATAAAACAGGATAAGTGTTTGATTTTATAAAAGAAAAAAGGGTTTTGTGAGGGTGATGAAATGAAGGATGACAACGATGGAAGGGAGAGAATGGAAGGGATTGACTGTTTATAAAAAATGTTGTAGAATTACAATATGTAAACATTGAGCGGGGTGAAGGGTGATGGAGGAGGAAGTGAAGGTGGTGATGGCGTTTAGGGTGGATCGTAATTTACGTGAGGCGATTCATCACTATGCGAAGGAGGAAACGAGGACGGTGGCGAATTGGTTGGAGTCGTTAGTCATGCGCGAGCATCAGCGCAGACAGGGGAATGTGGTAACGCTGGAATCGTTGGATGAGAAGGTTGATCGGTTATTTGACGCAAATAATAAAAGTCGTCGTCAAAAAAATTCTTTATCTACAGAAAAGAAAGAAAACAAAAAGAATAGCGAGCTGCAAAAAATCTTTGATCTCGAACTACCTGAGTCGTTAAGTTCGGAGACCTGGAATGAATGGGTTATCTATCGGAAGAAAAAAGGTGCATCGCTAACAGTCGAACTTGCGCGGGAGTTGTTAGAACGGTGGATGGAACACGATGACGATGGTGATGATGTTGATGATGCTGTGAAAATTGCGATGCAGCGTGGATACAATGACGCTTTCTACGAAAAGAATCGCAAAAAAGAAGAAAAACCGTATTGGTTTGGTGCAAAATAATAGTTGTAATTGATGAGGATGGTGCGATGGAAGATTGTAATGTAGTATTGAGGTTAAGTAATGAAATAATCGATGGTCTAAATCGTTTGATTGGCAGGAAACGTAAAAACAAAACAACACTTGAGGAGTTCATTAAATCTATCTTGCATGATTATTTAAGGCTCAACGACAGTGATTGTGATAAAATTTCGCTAGAAACAATCAATATGAAATTAAATATGATCAATGATAATCATTGTGATCTAATGAAGTATATTGAGAATTTACAGCATGTATGTAATGATATTTTATTCGATGTAGTACGACTGAAAGAAGAAGCTGGTATTGATGATGACGAAGAATAGATGATCGAAATAATAGTTGTAAGTAAGCTGAAAACTAGATGCACGAAAGCGATGCCGCCGAACAGCGTGGAGTAGGTTACTAGACAGGCACCTGCTTCTACGCTATGCTCATCACACGCTGTCGTGCAAGGCGACGGCGTGTTCACCGACAAGAATCAACAGCCTGAGTTGACGGTCCCATGTACGATGCTTCTTCCATCACGATCCTCGACGACGAGCAGGTGTGCTCGCGCTTTGTGTGGGCCAAGGCTGGACTGCTGGCGACTCGCTTCAAGCGTCCGGTCGCCTGGATTCAGCGTGGTCTTGAAGCCTGTGATCGGATTGGGATGGATCATCGCTTCTTCATCGAAAAGTATCTCGAACGCCAGCCGTTGCCCAAGCACGATGGCTTGTGCGCCGCCTTGCTCGACATCCTGAAAGAAACGCGCTAGAAGCCGCCTAGAACGCGATTCTAGCCATGTTCCTGCCGTTTCCACATCAACGTAGCCTTCGCTTCCGTGCGTGCCTTGTCGGCGCTCCTGGAGGCTTTCTCGTGCCTGTTTGAAGGACAACTATAATGCATCCTGCCGAACTCTCTCGGATCGCCAATCTTCATGCCGAATCCATCTGTCGCCACCTGCTCCCCAACGGCAAGCGCATCCATCACGAGTGGTGTGTCGGCGATCTGTTTGGGAGCGAGGGCCGCTCGCTCAAGATCGTGCTCGAAGGCGAGAAGGTCGGGGTGTGGGCCGACTTTGCGACCGGCGAGGTCGGTGGCGACATGCTCGATCTGTGGCAGGAAACCCAACGTTGTTCGTTACGCGAGGCCATCGCGCAGATGAGTTCGTTCCTCCACGTCGTTCGCGATGGCGAGGAAACCCGTCCGAAGCGCGAATACAAGAAACCCGATAAGGAAAAGATCGTCAAGGAAGTCAAACGGCTCGACAAGCAAGGCCGGGTCTATGCGTATCTCAAATCGCGCGGCATGACCGATAAGACCTTGGACGATTTTCGGATTTCCGAGGAGAACGGCGAATGGATCGTCTTTCCCTACCTACGGGAAGATGGCTTTATCAACGCGAAGTACCTTCATATCGAACGCGACGAGAACAATAAGAAGCGGTGTCGGCAACTGAACGATGCCGAACCCTGTTTGTTCGGCTGGCAGGCGCTCGAACGCAAGTTCCCCAACACGCGGGAAGTGACGATCACGGAGGGCGAATGTTTTACAGGAAACGCTCAACTATTAACTCCGAATGGATGGATAAAAATAGAAGATTATGCTGGTGATGAAGTTGCCCAATGGCATAATGGAACTATTGAGTTTGTATCTCCTTTTGCTTTTATTCAAAAGCATTTTAATGGAGAACTTATCGAGTATACGAATCAGCAGTTCTATTCATTAACAACTCCTGACCATAAGATGGTATCGCTCGATTATCAAGGACAAACCTACTTCCATACCGCTCAGGAAGGTCCAAAAGCAGTGCAGCATCATATCCCTCGTTGTGGGATATTAAATGGACAAGGGATCAAACTAAGTAACGAACAAATTGCTTTGTGTATCGCTATCAGCGCCGACGCGACAATTGATGTTAGAAAAGGAACTTATGGTGAAGGGCCATCTCGTAAGTCTGGATTTTCATCTCGTTATGCCAGGTTTGGTTTTAAGAAGTCAAGGAAGATTCAGAGATTAGAAACCATTACGCAAGCATTAGGAATTAAAATATCGAACAATATGATCGGAAATGGGTATCGTTCGATGTGTTTTGGAATTCCTGATTGGGTTCCTGGACGAATTCTTCCGTGGGAATGGATTGCTCTGGCAAGTTTCGAGCAACGTGAGTTTATTTTGCGCGAACTGATCGAATGGGACGGAAATCGAGTTCCTAATCGAACTATGACTGAGTATTCGAGCAAGTTAATAGAAAATGCAGAATGGGTGCAGGCATTAGCGCATACCGCTGGCCGCTGTTCGACTATCGTTTATCGTGAAAATCAATATGGATCGTGGTTCAAGGTCACCATACTCAATCAGAAAACTACGTCAAGTTGGCAAAGAGTTCGCATGGATCGAATCCAGCATACTGGCGAGGTCTATTGCGTACAGGTTCCGTCAGGCGCGATTGTGGTTCGGCAGCGTGGGATTGTTTCTGTAACAGGAAACTGTGATGCGATGACGCTCCATCAATGCGGGATTCCGGCTCTGAGCGTACCGAATGGTGGTGGTGGCGGTCGAAAACAGGATTGGATCGAGAATGACTTTGATCGGTTGAGCAACTTCGATACCATCTATCTGTGCATGGATTCCGATCAAGCAGGGAAGGAAGCAGAAAATGAAATCGTACGACGGTTAGGGAATGAACGAATCCGTTTAGTACAATTACCCTATAAAGATGCGAATGAATGTCTGAAACATAATATCATTGATTTTCGTTATTATCTACGATCAGCACGTTCACTTGATCCTTCAGAACTCAAACCTGCCGACTATTTTACCGATCAAGTTCTCGATAAGTTCTATCCATCTGAAGGAAGTTATCGAGGAATGCGAACACCATGGAAGAAAGTCAACGAAGCATTAAAGTTTGATCGAGCCGAATTAATTATATGGACGGGTTTTTCGGGAAGCGGGAAGTCTCTTATACTGAATCAAATAGCTGCACAAGGGATGTTGGATAATGAGAAGTTCGTGATTTGCAGTATGGAGATGCCGGGGAAAGTCACCTTATGGCGCATGAATCGACAATTGACTGGACAAGAAAAGCCTTCACGCGAACGGATTCAGCAGACCATGAAATGGATGTCGGATAAGTTATGGATTGTTGATATTATCGGAACAGGAAAAGTAGATCGAATCCTCGAAGTTTTCAAGTATGCGGTTAAGCGTTATGATATTCGTAACTTCATCATTGATAGTTTAACAAAATGTGGGATTGCTGAAGATGATTATAATGGACAAAAAGAATTTATCGACAAATTAACTGATTTTGCTCATCACTATCAAGTGATTATTCATCTGGTCGTTCATCAGCGTAAACCAATGACAGAGGATGGAAGACCTGGAAAGTTTGGAGTGAGAGGGGCTGCTGCGATCACCGATGAAGCGAGTACCGTGATCTCACTCTGGCGACGGAATGAAGAAGAAGAAACTACGAAGCGAAAAAAGAAAGTAGTTGAAGTTGATCCACCGAATGCGGTACTTTCTATCGTCAAGAATCGGGAAACAGGTATCGAAGGCAAGTTTGGATTGTACTTTGATAGTGAGAGCTTGCAATATCGAGAAGAAAAAGACGAAACACGAATAGATTACTTATCGTTTCCACAAGAAGAAAGTATTGCGGTGTTTTGAATAATAACATATTGTTGACAATCAATATGTTTTGTGATATAATAGTATTTATGTACTGAAGGAGAAAATAGAAGATGGCAGCAAGTAGAACTTGGACATTGAAGGACGAGTTATTATTCATCGAGCAGTTGGGAATGATGAATGAAAACTCGATTGCTGAAGACGTCATCCAGCGATTGAATGATTATCTTGATGGAACCAGGAAGAGATCGCGTCCCGAAGAGATCGTTTCTAATATGGATGTGATTGTTAAGAAGGTGCTACGTAGGATCAAGCAGATCAGGCGTGGTCGAGAATGACTGGAGATTCTTCGTCGGGAAGAAAGTTGCGCATTTGATTGTTTCTGACGAACAATCGGTATGGTGCGAAAGTGTCTGTCAGTGCTATCGCGGTGTGTTCTTCCACAAGGATCGCCTACTGAAGGCGCGTGGAGAGTTTTACAAGTGCCGCCGATGTATTCCATTTGAGCGACGCCGAAAGGTATGACAAGGTGTTGCAATCCATGATGATCTGTGATAGACTTCTTCTTGATGGCAACAAAGCCATCCTCCTTGTTGGTGGTTTTTGGACTCCAATGCTTGAAGCGTCATGCGCTCGTATTGCGAGTCCTTTTTTTTGGGTTAGGAAATGAACTATCGGTTGATGATCGAACGCTTCTGTTTGGAGTGCAAGGATGACGACATCTTTGCGGTGAGCAACTGCGAACGTGCTTTCTGTCCATTGTGGGAAGGTCGGCCCAACAAGAGATTGCAAGGCAAACAAGAAGAAGATTACGACGATGTAGAACTAGCTGATCAAGTATCCGAACAACTGAATATCAATAGCCTTCAGAGAATGCTACATGCAAAACGATGAGAAGTGGGATGCAGCGATTGCTGCGTTGATTGACGATGATCCTGACTTGGCGGTATTGCTGATTCGAAAGCAGCAGGAAGAAATCGAATTCAATCGGTTCATTGAGATATTGAATCGGCGGATTGCGTTCAAATCAGAATCCTTACGCTACGTGGAACATCCCGATTGAACAAGAAGATTCTGGCACTGGGACGGATGAAAGCCGGGACGCAGAACAAGCTCGAAGCGGCGTATGCGGACTATTTGGAAGGACGGAAACAGGCAGGCGA